AAAAAAACCTCCGACATCGTCATCCGCAGTAAGGGCAGCCCGAATTTTTGCCGCTACCAGAGCAGTTGTACTGTCGTCGGCATCAACGTCAACGTTGACAGCTTTCGGCGAGTTGTCCATGTTGGTCGCGGTGACGGTCACAACGATAACGCCCTCGGAGTCGGCTTGATGTGTGACTGAAATAGTTTCCTTCTGCAGTACCGGGGCAACACCGGCAGTAGTATCACCAGAAGCCCCCACAGTAACGCCGGTACCGTCTGCATCCGCCAGGGCCAAGGCGAGTGTGGCATCATTTGCGGCCTTAACTTTTGCCGTGAGAATGATATTCGCATCCGCACCGCTAACCGTAAAGGCTGCACTGACATCAGAATCCGCCGCAATGGCTGCGCGAACCTTGGTAGCTACTTCAGCAGTGGTATCATCGTCTCCCGTAACATCAACGTTAACTGATTTCGGAGAGGCGTCACCAATGGCTGTCGCAGTAACGGTAAATACAAGCGTTCCAGCGCCACCAGAGCCAGCGGTGACGGCAATGGTCTCTGCTTGGGGCACACCAAGAACACCAGCGGTTGTATTGCCGGAGGCCCCGACGGTAACCCCGCACGCCGGCGCATCTACCATCGCGATAGCCAGCGTGCTATCATCTGCGATATAGGCTTTAGTGGTCAGCACCACGGCTGCAGCCGATCCGCCAACATCGAAATACCCACCGACATCGGCATCCGCAGCCAGCGCAGCGCGAATCTTGGCTGCTACCTCATCAACAGTGTTGTCTACGCTGGTAAGCGCCACCATGACAGCTTTCGGCGACGCCGCACCAAGCCCAGCTGCGGTAACAGTGATCTCCACGTACCCGTCTTGGTCGCAGCCGTGGGTGACTGTTATAGTCTCCTGCTGCTGGGCCGGGGTGTGGGTCTGAGCAGGCAGGTCAATACTGTCAACATCTCTAAAAGCCTTTGCGCCGTTAACGTTCGTGTTGCCGTTCAGCGCCATGGTTTCGGTAATGGCCTCACCGGCGAAGTTCCTACCAGTGGCAACGACGTTTCCGGCGATTCCGGCCACATTGCCCACGATGGACAGCGCCCGGGGGACGACCGGGGATGTGGTGCCGGTTGTTATGGCCTGAGCTGCGGCGCCCAGGTTAGTGGCGGCCAGGACGCCGGCGGCACTGGCAGCAGGTGCATCGGCGGCAGCAATTTGGAAATGGGCAATGAATGCCCGGTCAACTGCAATACTCCCATCTGTTTTAAGCTTTTGACCTCTTGGTTCGAATGAACGCATAGTATTTTACCTCCTGCTTTTAATCAAAGGCGAGTTGACTGAGTAAAGTATTAAAAGCGGGAGAGAATTTAATCTCCCCGCCTTCCACATTCCACAAATCAGCCACACCCATCACAATCACACCCACACCTAAATCATCTTCAAGCGCCTCTTCCGAAACCCCTGCTCGCTTCATAAATGACTTCACGGCCAGTAGTTTTTGGGTAAGGACACCATCAAAGGCCGTACTTTCGACCTGGATGCTAAGCCCATTTTTGCATTCAACCAACAGTTCTTCGTTGGTCATTTACTTCACGCCCTTACGCGCCCTTTTTAACGATGACAACACCGTTCGGGTCGATGAGCTTACCGTCAGCGATGAGGATCGCCTTGTCGATCCACTCGTTGGTGTCGTGGTCGAAATACCGGAACATGGTCATCTGCATGTTGCTGTTGACTGCATAGTTTTTCAGGTTACAGTAAACGGCGACAACATCAGCAACGGCAGCATCATCATAGTTGGCGATAACATCGTCTTCAACGAGGATGACTTCTTTCCCGCCAAAGCGTTCCTGCGGACCATCAGTGATACCGTAGTTTATGCGACCGATGGGTTGTCCATTGGCATCAACCATACCATCGATGTAACCCTCAAAAGTGCCGGAGGCCATAAGAAAAGTGGAGCCTGCCTTGTACGCAAGAGGCATTTTTGCGAAGACGTTCTTTTTCCACCCGGACCAATCAACAAAGTCTGCGGAAGACATGGTAACAATCTGCGCTGCGGGCACCCGGCTATCGACAGTAATGCCGATGAATTTACCGTTGCCGTCGCCGCTGACTACAGCCAGGTCAATAGCCTGTACCATTGCCTCAACAATCAAATCGGTTATCGTGCTTTCAAAGCCAGTGAGAGTTACCGTGTCGGCCAGCAGAGATGTTGATACCTTGCACTCAAGGCCGTAGTAGGCAAAGGTGACATTGGTATTCGCCGTAACTTTTTTCTTGTCCGATGTGGCGGCCTCACCGATCCACGTTGCGGTGGGCTTCAGGGAGAGAATAGGAACCGTTACGCCGCCTTTGATGCTTGTTTTTCTTACTCTGCTGTACACCTGACCATAGACGGTTACTTTTTTGATAACTTCATTCAGGATTGTGCTGGGGATGACGGCAGTGACATCAGTGGTCGTGGTCATGGCATCGGCACGAAGCTCAGGAGTGATTTCACCGGTCCTGGCAAATTTCATGAACGCTGTCCGGTATTCAAGAGTGCCATATTTGTCTTCTGGTTCTGAGGCCCTCTGGCCAAGTTGCTGACCGTTTCCTACGCCGTAAGTGCCAAGGACTCGGACCGAGCCAACGGGATCAGCGCCTCTTTGATCGGGGGCGGTGCCGGAGGCCGGCGGAATGGCAGCCAGGGGTTCCGGTTCATCCGACATGGAATCAATCATACTGCGGAGTTCGGCGATTTCACCGTTGATGGATTCGAGTTCGGCGTTAATGCTGCGCAGTTCAGCGATGTCCTCAGTGGCGCCAGCCTTCGTGCCGAGCTCGGCTTTACGGGCTTCCTTTTTTGTCAGCATTGCTAAGAGTTTATTTTTCATGTTTGTTTACCTATCCTTTCAATAATATTTGAGTTTTAAGTTTCATGCGCTCCAACTCGTTTTTAGAGTTCTCCAACTCCGACCGGGCATTTTCCAATGCCCTTTCCGCATTATCCAATGTGGCCTGGTCACGGGCGTTTATGTCAGTGCCGGTATACGCCGGATAATTGACGGCGCTTACCTCACAGACTTTCTTAATTTTGGTGATGTGCCTTAACGGCATATCCTTGTCAAGGTCCTCCCATCTCTCTTCCTGAACGTAAAAAATAAAAGACATACCGTCGATGTCCCCGCGCTTTACGGCGCTGTATAAACTTTTTGATTCGCCATTCGCCTCAATGTCCAGGTTGGCTTTTATGTAAAGCCCTTTTTCGTCTACTACCAACGACATTGTTGAGTTGCCATTATTCCTGCGACTTCTGGCCAGGGGGATATTATCCAGCCAAGCGTGGTTTGCGCTGAATAAAACATCGTCAAAATCACAGTTGTCAAAAGCGCCCCGCTCAATGATTTCGTAAAACCAATTGCCAATACTGGTCTTCTGGTCGTACACTGCCGGGTGCCCTTCGATGTACGTTCCTTCATCTACCGCTCTGAGATCCGCTATTCCAAAGCTGCGGATTACCGGTTCGCTTTTAACTGGTAGCTTTTTTTTATTTTTGCCCATTATTGCTTACCTCAGTTCCGTTCACACCAGCACGTTTCATCTGGTAGTCATTTGATATCGCCACATCAATATAGTTAAGACTCATATTTCGTACATTACCTCCCTCGTAGGGAGGATAACCGAATAACGCGAGCAGTTCGTTATTTGTTACCGCGCCCCGGTTGCCGAGGATATCAGCCACCGCAATTTTGTTCTTGGTGTTCGTAAATAATAGCATCTGTGGGTAGAAGAACATTTCATTCCCAACATCGAGTTCCCGCTGGGTAAAGATTGTTTTAGAAAATGCCTGGCCGAGACCGATAATAATCGGCTCCAGTGTCTTTTCGTAGAACGCTTGATACTGCTCATCGGTAAAGTCACCGGTCAAGATCGGGACTGACACCCCATAATAGTTGAGGACCTTGCTTTGCAAAAAGTCTAAGGTCTCTTTGTCGATTAGCTTCGGATCCACCGTGACGGGGGTATATTCGCCCTTTAAATCCAATGGCAAAATACTCGTTGCCCCGGTTGCGATAGCCGCCTCAAATCGCTCTCGCTCTTTCTGCTGCTTATCATCGTCAAGCATGGTATTAATCTTCAGTATCCCACGGACAGAAAGACTTGTTTTGATAGCTTTCTCAAGGCCCTGGAGTACGGTATCATTAATCGTGAGCACCTTCAGCAGTGCAGCATTATCCGGCTGTCCACTACCACCGCCACCCATTACATTATTCACTGAAAACTTTTTCCGAAGGTGGATAATATCGGAATAAGCTAGCGTAAAACTGTCTCCACTGGGAAAACGCATCTCGACAAAAAGCTGGCCGGTCTCGTCCTGAAGGAACGTAACCGTCGTTGGGTTCATCGGGTAAAACGCCGTATAATTTCTAGTTGTTATCCCCCGGGCATCCGTCACCATTTCGTATGTCGGGTAGATAAAGGCATTGTAATTCATGTAAAGCAACCAGATTACTTTTTCAATAAAGTCACGGGTAGTCATTAACTCATTCGGGGAAAATTTAAACAGCCGGTTAAGGCTGCTTTTGACGTTCACTTGCATTCCATTGTTGTCGGTTCGTATGTGTTTTGGCTGCAGCTTGCTGCACTCGGTCGCTATTACGTCAATGCACATTTGGACCACGTCGGAGGCGTAAACGTTGGTCCCGAACTGCGAAAAAATAGGTGAGTATCCGTCAAGAAATTTGGCGTACTGCATTTGCCGTTTACTGTTCTTTGAGAACATACTCTTTACAAAGTCAAATATGGCCACGTCATCACCTCACTTACGATTGCCTTTTTACGAGCTCAAGAAATTCCGTCCGGTTATCGGTATAGATCCGATACGCGATTATCATCGTTACGGCGCCGTCAATTTTCTTGTCCTCTTTGCCTTGAATTTTTATGGGCATGATTTCTTCCCGGCTATTTATGTTCAGGGCTGTATTTTCAAGACACCATTTGTCTATTGGGTTATCGTTGTACACAATTAGGTCGCTTTTAAGGTCTTTTTCAACCAGCTTCATAGGCTCAGACATACTGCCCCATTCCTGTGAAATCCTTTTGCAATCAAAGCCGTAATCCTCTTCCATTTCCTTGACCCAATAGATGGCTGACCATTTATCGTAGCCGGTTTTAAATACTTTAATGCCGTAGTCCTTGTATAATCTTACATACCATGCGGTCACCAATCTAAAATCATTTTCGTTACCAGGGGAAACAGTGATTAGGCCCTGGCGTATCCACTCCCTAAACTTCGGCAAATCGTCTTTAGGAACGGTATCGAGCTTTGCCTCCGGAATAAAGTATTGTTGGTGGAAATACTTCTTAGCACTCCCGGTCCGCATCAGTAGGACCCTGGCGCTGGCCAGGTCACCGGTCTTGGAAAGGTCAGTGGCCCCTATCGCAAAGCAATTCCTGAATTCTTCTATGTCAAAAGTTTCTGTGTTTACAATATCTTCCTGCATCAGCCAAGCGGCCGCGTTGTTCTGTTTGATGTTGAAATCCTTCGCCAGGACGAAGGCCCTGGTTGACTTACTGGTCTTGGCCTCTTCGACCATGCCCCTGAGATAGCCCCATCTTTTAATTGTGCCAAGGCCTGGGTTGCTTTTAACCCATGTGGTTTCGTCCTGCCACACTTCGGCTTCGTTGTCCTGAGTGTAAAGCCATATCAACCAGCGGGGGCGCTCAATCTCGCCGTTCAGTACCTGCCTGGCTTCAACCAGTCTGTGGTCCAGGTAGCCGTCGTTTGTAAAGCCCTCTGTGGTTATTTCTCCGTAAATCGGTTCCTCCTGAGTTGACAATGCCTGACGTATGGGCATGATTGAACGGTCGTCTTTGAGTTCGTGCCCCTCGTCAACGGACCCGACGCCGATATTTTTCCCCTCTTTAGCCCCGGTTTTTGCTGATATCTTGCGGATGTTGCCCTTGTTTTTGTACGAGAATTTACCGGTATGCTTTGGCTTCTTTGGGTTTCCGAAGAATATCCCCTTGATGTTTTTTCGCGTTACCTTACTTAGTGCTGGGCTCTGCTCACGCATCGCGTCGATGGCCTGGAACATCAAGTCGGCCTGCTCGTAATCGTTACTGGAGCAAAGTATTTTTAGCCCCAGAGGGCCGCAAAAAAACTCTGCCAAGTCTTGCGCTGCTACAAACGGGGTCTTGCCGTTTTTACGGCCAATTAAAAGCAAGTAATCAAGATATTTACGGACCCACCTCTCAAGCTCTTCGTCAAATATCTTGAAAATATGAAAAGCCTCGATAAAGGCTTTTTGGAAAAGCATCATAATGAACGACTTTCCTGCGAACGGAGCCTCATAGTGTTTGCACTGGGTCTCGATAAACTTAATACGCTTATGAGCATCGGTAAAATCTACTTTGATGCCGCTTGTTTCAAAGTTATCAAGCAGTATATCATGTTGCTGCATTAATTCATGTCCAACTATGATTCCACCATCCTTGCATTTGTCGATGTATTCGAGTAACCAGGAGTGCGTACCGTTATACTCGGTGTTCATTCAAACTCTTCCAGCCCTTCCTCGTCTTCAATCATGTTTTTATTGAGCACACCGTTAAGAGTCTTTATAACCACGGCGTAGGAATTGACATTTTTAAGGTACTGCTTTGCCGTCTCGATTGGCTTTTGAATCTCCGGATGGTTGGGGTGGACCTTAACCATTCCGGTTTCGGTGATTGACCGGCGCAAGGCATAATTTTCTGCTTTCAGGAACGCTGCGTCTTCGATTAATCCCTCTACCAACTTACGCTTAGGCGAATCGACATCCTGGAAAATCTCGGTCAGCTTTGCCAGCTCTTTTTGGTACCCGGCCTGTTTTGGCATGGGTCGGAAAACCTCCTAGCCCGCAATGGCTCTTTCTGGGATCCATCCTCTTTCAAGCCGGGAGCGGTTTGATGATTTTTATCAGGTCTTTTTGATATTCGCGCACTTTCAATATAGATCGGAAAAGCTTTGGAGATTTTCAAAATTTACGGCGTGTGTGAAAGAAAGG